TTGAAATAATTACCATACTCATATTTTTCCAACACCTTTTCAAGTGCTTGGAACTCAGGTTCAAAAACACCTGTTCCTTTTTTAGATACATCTTGTGTAACCACTACTTCATCTTCATCTCTTATGTGTTTAGATAAATGAAATAGTAAATTATCTAATTCTTTGTGTTCATTATAAACCGTAATTCCGTAACTAATCTTCATTTAATAATTCCTGTATTTTATCCACTCCCATCTCACTCGCTTGTTTTTCAACAAACTCATCCATAATATCTTTTGGAATTAAATCTGAATCAACTTCAAGATAAACTCTATTTCTTAGACATTTTATCCTATCATAAGTTCTCCAATTTTTGTTTTTTCTAACAAAATCATCTATTCTTTTATAAATGTTTCTTGTTTCAGCTCTTGATGGTTTTGTTGTATCTTTACCTGGTACATCTATAGTTATCGCTCCCTCTTTTAAATCAGCACCACCCAACTCTCTCATTAAAGATTCCATTCTTGTTGATACCAATGGTCTTGTAGTACCTGTATCTATTTGTAATCCAACTACAAATCTCTTTTGTCTACCAGTAGATATTTTTTTAAACCTATAATCAGGATTCAATAATATAATAGTTCTCTTTACAGATTTCTTATCGAACTTTCCTTTGTATCGAAAACTTATAATTTGACCTGGTTTAACTTTACTCCACGCTGTATTACGAATCGCCATCTAAATCCTTTATAATACCCATATCTTTACACGCATCTAAAAACTCATATTGTCCGAATGTTTTGGCATCCTCAACATCTAACATACTATCGTGTCCTTCAAACTTAGGGTCTTTCTTCTCTAACTCTGTAAGTTTTCTAACTTGAGCAAACTTATATACCCAATTATTTTCAGTACCTTCAGGATAGATTACTCCTAATTGTCCCATATTTAATACGGTAGGAAACCACATTATTTCTCTATCTTCATCATAAAAACAAACATCATTCATCAATTGTGTTGAACTTGTTTGTACTGCTTGTAGTTCAGGACTTCCATATTTGTATGTTGAATTACTTGTATATCCACACTTGAAACAAATATAAGAACTGAACTTTTCTCCATTTACCTCTTGTTCATCTTCGAAACAACGACTTTCAGAAAAACAAACAGGACAAGTTATACTTTTTTCTGCCATTACTTTTTCACCTTTTGTAGTTTTGGTAATTTTAACTCTACTTGTTTTGGTACATCTTCTAATATTTTATCAACTATCTTTTCTAACTCTTGTTTCATCGCTTCAAAAGAAAACTTTTTAGAAGTTACCACGGCTAATTGTTTACCCTTTATTAAATATTTATCATAATTTTTTACAACATCTTTCATCACACTACTTGCAACATTATAATTGACTGTGAACCATTTGTTTTCTGGTGAATCAAATATCATCCCTTTGGCAAATGCATCTGCAGGTACTTGTGTTAAACTACCATTTAATAGTACTGAATAGTTTGGATTTAAGAAATCTACTTGTCCACTCCAAGCTGGTGCAATTACTGGTTTACCACTTTGAGCAGCCTCTAACAATGGTCTTCCAAATCCCTCTCCGTGTGTGAAAGTAATGTGTGCTTTTACTTTTGGATGATTATATAATTCATTCATTTCATCATCAGTAAAATCACCGTGTACTAAATAAATGTTTGGAAGTTTTCCTTTTACACTACCTTTGATTTGTTTCATTTTTTTCTTAATATCTTCCCTATCCAAGATACTAAAATCTGCTCCACTTGTTTTTACAATTAACGCAGGTGGATTTTTTTGATTCTTGAATGTTTCTAAAAATACCTTGATTAACATCCCTAAATCTTTTCTATCTTGTCCAAGTTGTCCACTTAACCAATGTCCTACAAATAAGAAACAAAACTTTTCATCGATAATTTTAAATTGATTGTTTAATTCATCAGAAACTTTGTTTACTTTTTTATATACATCTGTATCCACTCCCTCAAATAATACTGAAGATGGTTTAGTCATTTTAATTTCTTGTTTATTTTTTTCATCTTGAAACTCAGCATTTTTAAAAACAGTTTCAGTAAAGTTAGATACAAATATAGTTTCATCCATTCTATTTACACCAGCCACCCATTCAGGAATAGGTACTGTAGTTTCTATACCAGCTGTAAATCCAAGATTTTTCTTACCTAATGGTTTGAACTCATTTGGTATTACTAAATGTATATGTAAATCTGGTTGTTTAGGTAAACTCGGTTGAGATAAAATACATTGTCTAATTTTATTATGAGAATCATTATTTTCCTCTAACGCAGTTTGTGGTGTATTTCCCCACGGTACTGAATTAATTTTAAAATCATACTTATCTAATTCAATTAGAGCTCGAGCAACATCTCTCGCGTGATTTCCGTATCCACTCCTTGTTGTAATAGGAGCAGTTAATAATACTAATGGTTTACTCATACTTTGTGTACCTCATATTTTTTTCTTGGTGTCCATTTTTCAAATGCAGTTTCCATATGATTGAAGAAATTATCACCCATCGCTTTCGCACTCATCATACCATCACCTTTTACAAAGTAATGTCCTTTAACACCACATCTTCTTCTTTCATCTTTATCCATATCATACCATTCTTTCAATTTCTCACCAGCATCTTCCCAATCACATCTGTCATCGAAAATATATGGTGTTGGAACTGAACCCATCAAAGAACGAGTTTTAGGCCATACTGGTTTTACCCAATCACCCCAAGTTAGTTCTTCATTGTTCTCCCAATTTTTCCAATTGTGTAATGATTTAATCGCACCATAATCTCTGTAGTTTAATAGTTTATCTCTTAATTTAAATCCACATTGGTCTTGCATACCACCTGTAACATTAACAATAATTGGTGTTCCACTCATCAATGATTCACAAGTTCCTAATCCGAATCCCTCGTTACTTGCAAGATTCATAGTTACATCAGCGATATTATATAGATAATTCATTTCTTTATTATTTAATTTTTGATTAGAAAACACCACATTTACTTCTGGCATCAAGTGTTCAATCAATGTTGGTAAATCAGTTCCGTGTTCATCAACAGGTTGAGTATGCATTACATAAGTAACTCTATCTCTTTTATCTTCAGGTAATTGATTTACAAAATATTGAAAAGCCAACAATGAATCACCAGTCATCTTTCTTCTAATGTTTCTGTTTACATATAATAATGTAAAATCATTTGGTCTTTTACCGATTAGACTTTGTTTAAACTTCTTCATTTCTAACAATTCTTTTTCATCTGTAATTGGATAGAAAGATTTTTCATCGATACCGTGTGGTATGTATGTTGAATCCCAAGCGGTTCTTGGTTTATTATCACAAACTTCTTGTACAATCGCGTGAGTTTGTTTTGAAATGTTCATAATCAAATCACAACTCTCATAAAAGAACTCATTGTACTTTGGAGCTGGCCAATCATCCCAAATATTATAATAAAAAATAGGTATCTCTTGTCTTAACTCGTGTTCCATATGATACAACCAGTTCCAAAATCTTGGGTCTGTATAGTGTAAGATTGCATCAGGTTTTTCTATCTCCATAACTTGTCTTAATATTTGTGGATTACCATAACCACTTACAGGATATACTTTTAAATAACCATCTTCAATTCCATATTCATCTTTAAGTGATTGATACATATCTACAACCTTACCTTCGTCAGGATGTTTGATAGCACCACCAATCTGTACCCAATCATATCTATCGAGTGTATTTAATACAATCTCTCTTGACATTGTACCAACACCACTTGACATTCTTAAGTCATCTGATAATAATAGTATTTTCTTTTTTCGTTTTCTTGATTCAACTGATTTTAATTTTGGTAGTTTGATTGCCATTTATAACCTTTGTTGTTTTGTATTAAAATTTACTCCCACTTTGATGAAGATTTTCGTGTTCTAATATCTCTTTTCTAAAATCTTCTTCATAAACAAATCTATCGAGTGTTCTATTCACCAACTTTTGTAATGAAAATTCGCTCTCAATAGTTTCATTTTTAAACTTTTTATATAACTCCGATATAACTTTTACCGAAGTTAATTTTACTTCACTCATATTTTAACTCCATAATGTATATATGTATATATAATAAATATAACTTTAATCTAAAATAACATACTTTTTTTCAATTTTATGAGCATGTTTCAAACCAGAAGCCGTACCATTTGAAACCACTCCATCAGTACAAAATGCAACCACTTTATCACTATATTCTATTAAATCTTTGTTTCTTCTATGATAATTCCCTACATTATATGGTTTTCCATATCTAAAGGACTCTAATACACAATGAATATTATGTGATTCGTGATATGGTGGAAACTCTGAATACTTTACATCAAAATCAAGAGAAAATCTTTTTGCATATTTATCTGCACCCTCTTTTGCTCCACCACTTATTATTTCTAATTCATCACCAAGTTTTTCTTTTAACTGAAATATAAAATCTTTTATCTTTCTTGAATTGGTATAACTTCTACTCCCTATAATCGCTATCTTCGCCATCATTCCTCTTTTGTTTTTTTGTTGGTAATTGTTCACGATTTATAAAATCCCAAATACTTTTTGCCTCTTTTAATCCCTTAAATATATCACTTCGTTTGGTGTATCTCCATTGATATCTCCAATAAGACATCATTTTACCCTTGTATAAATCAAGTAATTTATATGGTATAAAATCCCAAGTTACAAAATCATTTGAGTTATCAAAAAAGTATGGTCTGATTTTAGTACTGAAATTACTATGTTCTAATTCTTGCCATTCATCTGTAAATTGTTTTACTTCTTTTGATGATAACTCACCCTCGTTATACCAAAAGTAAATCCTTGTTGGATTCATCTCATTTAACTTTTTACTAAACTCTGTATGTTTATTTAACTCAATAATATCAGGTAAATAAAATTTATAAGATTGTCTTATCATTTTTGTTTCCTATCACATAAGTCTGGCTTATTTTTAAACTCACAATATTTACAATTCTTAGTAGATACATTTTTGAAATAATCCTTTTGTATCAACTCTCCTTTATCATCGAAACAATCATCGATGAATTCTTGTAACCTTGTAATAACTTTATTTAAACTTGGTTTTCCACTCGCGGGCGAAAACACTTGTAACCTTTTCTGTGGATATTGTATATTCTCATACAATTTTCTCTTCAATATTAAATATTCAATATCTATTTTATCTTCAGGAATATCTCTCTGTTTTGAAAAGAACTTTTTATACAATAATAACTGATTAGTTTTGTTCTTATCAGCTTTCATATATTTGTTCCATCCGTGAGTAGATGTTTTAATATCAATAATTCTAACTCTACCAGTCTTTTTATTATGAATTACAACATCCATAAACCCAACAAACCTCATATCTTTTGGTAGATTAAAATCAATATCCAATTCAATACCTAATAGTTCGTGGTCTTTCTTTGGGAAGTAACTATTCTTTCTTTTCAGGAACTCTTCAATAATATTCAATCCATCTTGATAAAAAGATTTCATTTCCTCAAGTGTTACTTCAATATCCTCTGATGAATTTTCTTTGGTTTGTTTGTAGTTCTCTTCCATTCTGTATTGTAGAATATCACCTAATGGTAATGAATCTGCAATCTTAATTGTTTTATTATAGTATGCAACTAAATATGCTTGAATGGTTTCGTGTAACGCCGAACCAAATATCGTATAGATATTACCTTGAAATGTACCAAGTTTATCAAGATAATTCAACTTCCACATTTGTGGACATTTATCCCATTGTGAGAATTGACTGTAACTTATTTTGCCCATTTACCTCTCGCTACTACTTGTGCCATCACTCCATAGTTTGAGATGTCTGAATAACTATCTACCAAACCCTCATCTTTAAGTGAACCATCATCACCTCTCATAATAAGAGTTTTGATTCTCTCTACTTTATCATTAATCCTAAACCAAATACCCATCAAGGATAATCGTTTCTCTTCATCATTTTTTAGTTCTTGTCCTACTGCAATATTTTGTGGCCCATAATCGTGTTGTTTATGTAGGAATAATTCATATTGTTCTCTTTGAATTTTCTTGAACTCTTCCGTCATTTGTGGATATTGTTCTTCCATATAACCAACAACATCTACAACATCAGCTGATTCTGTATGTGCATCTTCCATACTGAATGTAGGACTATCTTTAATAGTCTTTACCATATTATTCTCCAATTTATTATATGTTAATATACAACACTTTAGATATAAGTGTCAAGTCTTTTTTTATTTAATTTCATCGACAATACCATATTCAACACATTGTTCTGCGTTTAAGTAAGTATCGTTTCTTTGTGTGAGTTCCCAAAATCTAGCTTCTTTATTTGTAACTTCACCCAATAAATTATTAATATCTTTTTGTAACTCACTAATATGTTCTACACCTTTCTTAACATCAGTATTTCTACCTGCCTCAAATGTAGAACCCTCGTGTACCATTACGGTTGAATGTTTTGTCATAGTTCTTGTACCTGTACCACAAGCCAACAATACTGAAGCGGCACTCATACAAGTTCCAACACAATGTGTGTTTACCTTTACATCTAATCCTCTGATATAATCCACTAACCCTAACATCGCGTAAACATCACCACCATAAGAAGCAATATTTAAATTAATATCAGTACCTGGATTACATCTTTGTAGATAATCTAATTTCAATATCGTACTATATAAACTATCTATATCAAACTCATAATTCATATAAGTGGTGTTGGTTTTTGAATTAACACCCCACTCAATTTCTTGTAGGTAAAACTTTTCTTCATTTCTGAAATTATTTGCCATTACTTCTCCTTTGTGTAAATTACATCAACCCAATCTGTTCTACCGTTCATAGGATTTTTACTAATATGACTTATATCATATAAACGAAATCCGGCTGGATGTAAGTATTTTTCTATATCACTAAAACTCTTTTTATTTTCATATAAATCGTAAAAGTGTAATTCTGTTAAAACTACTTTTGTTCTTTTTAAAGTTTCTTGAGCTCCCTCAAAAATTTTAGATTCTCCACCTTGAGCATCTAATTTTATTATATCTATATCTCCACTAAACCAACAATCATCTAATGCTTTTACTTCTACGGTAATTTCATCATTTATATTTTTCACAAACTCACCCTTTGAAATCCCAGCCATCGATGGATTGTTTATCGCAATACTATCTTTACTTCTTTTATTTATTTTTTCAAAACCACTTAACATTGGTTGAACCTTATGGTAATAGAACTTTTTTCTCGTTGAGTTTTCATTACCTAATGCAAAATTATTGTACTTTACTCTTTTAAAATTATTTTTAACTAATTCATTGTAAGATTCCACCAAAGGTTCAAAACAATGAACATAACTATTTGGCCAAATCTCTTTAAATTCTTTTAATGTTTGTCCTACACTCGCACCAATATCAAGAATTACAGGTTCATCTTTATTAACTAATTTCTTTAACAAACCTTTTCTATCAAAATGACGAAAATACTCAAGTGTTCTTTCTAAATTATTTTTGTATTCTACTTCACCCATATCTTTTTCAATTGTTTGTCATCCACACCATACTTCATAATGATTGTGGTAACTTGTTCTTTGGTTAATATTTCAAGGTAATCCTCAACCTCTTTTGTACTACACTCAAAGTAATCTGTTAAGTGTTCCATTGCCCACTTCTCAACTTTTGATTTCTTTTTTGATTTCGTATACTTTAAAAATGTTCTACCTCTTGGAATTATATCGATATAAAACTGATATACATTCTTAGGAGCCAACTCCCAATACTTTTGTATCTCATTCACTACTTGAATCCATTCTGATTTCATACTAAGAAAACGATGAACCATATAGTTACTCCAACTTTTCTTATCACCATCGGAAAGTGAATCCCAATACAATGTATTTTGTACATTTGTTATTTGTTTTATGTGGTCGAATAAACTCTTAGACATTTTAGAACCTTTTATATAAATAGTTTAATTTTTTCTGAAAATGAATTTTATTTAAAGTAATCACCTTTAATAAAAGTAGCGAGAACAAATCTATCATTACCTGTAAATTTCTCTACCCTATGACCTGCAAAAGATGGAAAAATAACAAGTCTACCTGGTTTTACTTTAATAGGAGCATCCCAAATAACTAAGTTTCCACCCTCAAAATCATCATTCAAAAAAACAATAGCTGTTAATTTTGTGGTGGTATCAAATACATTAATTTCCTTTTCAAATACCTCATCACTATAATCACCGTGAGCTAGTTTATTATCTTCAGGTGATAAATCTGAATGTAGTGGTCCATTTTCACATAACTTTTCGAAATCTTTCGCGAAGTAATGTTTTCCGTAACAACCACCAACTCCACCTATATTAAATTTAAAACACATAGAATTGGCCACTTTAACTACATTAAATATTTTATCTTTAATTGGGTCATTATTAAAATCAACCCAACTACCATTTCTTTCAATAAAATCTTCATTATCAAACATTTTATTTTGAGTTTTTATTTTTTCTATAATCTCATCACACTCATTTTGAGTCAAAAAATTATCTCTCGCTATCGCCCATTTAAAATCTTTGTTCTTTTTATACAAAACTATCTCCGTTCATCCAAGTTAATAATGAGTATCGTGTACCTTTAGTAATAGGTATCACTCTATGTGATAAAAAAGATGGAAATACAATGATACTTCCTTGTTTTTTAGTAGCAACATAATTGTTTTCACCCAACTCATCTGTGATTCCAAATTCTAAATCTCCACCCTCATAATCTTGTTCATCACTCAACTGAACAATAGCAGTTAATTTTCTTGTAGAAGTTTCTTTAGAACCTACATCAGTATGCCATTTATATTTACCACCAATATTATATTTTAATAACTTTACATCCTCTAATTCTTGTATATTATATTTGTATATAGATAAGTTAGCCAACTCTAATACCATTTTTATTTTATTTTTAATATAATCATCTTCAAATATAATCTCTTTTGCATCACGAACATTTTTATTTAATAACGAGCCATTATATTCACCAGCTAATTCTGAACTTGATGTTTTATTTTCATCAAATAATTTTATAATATTATCACATTGTGTTTTTGATAAAAAATTATCTCTATGAATTACAAATTGAAAATTATTATTTTGTTTCATCATTTTCTCATCTTATGTAATATTTTCATATACTTTTCTTTTGTGTCGTTTTCACCAATACTCCATTCAGGAACAAAATATTCATCTTTATATTCTTTTAAAAAGTAATCTACATATTCAGGTATTTTAATGTTTACTTTATGATATTTTACTGAACTATTTTGTAATAAACTTTTGGAATATATATTATCCTCAGCTAAATATGTATTAAACCAACTTACAATAGTAGTTTCTTTGAATACTGATAATAACCTTAGTGGTAAAAACATTCTGTTTATATCATTATAGGTATCAAAAAATACACCATCAAACTTTTTATCTGGTAAATTATCAACCCAATCTCCAAAGATTATTTTTACATTTGGTTTATCTTCTGCCCACTTACAAAGTCTTTTATGAACATCTTTATCCTTTTCAATGATGGTGTGTGATTTAATATTCTGTTGTTGGATATATCCCGCACTAATTCCCATACCAAATCCTAATTCTAAAATATCACCACCATTTTGACAAACTATTTCTGCGTGTTTTTTCATCATTGGATGTTCCCACTCGTGCATAACAATATCTTTTCCATCCATTATACTACACTCATTGAACTTAAATTTTTCTTGTTTTTGAAATTCATACATCATTTAAATGGTTCTCCAAGATAAGTTTCTCTCATTATATACCTCTCTCCACTAATTAATTTAGTTACCATATGGTTCGCAAATGATGGAAACATAAATAAATATCCCTTTTTATATGGTGCTTTAAAAAAATTACCATCATCATCTTGAAACGCAAAATGTAAGTCTCCACCCTCAAAGTCTGTTTCTGGATTTGATAATTGTATTAAACAAGTTATTTTATTTAACGATAGATAACCTTTATCTGTTCCTGAGTGCCAACCAAATTCGTTTCCAATATTATATTTTAAAACTCTGAAATCACCAGAAGTTTCTTGTATATCGAAGTTCCAAATTCTGTTATTAGTTATTTTTACAATTGTATCTAACTTTTTTAAAATCCAATCATAGTTTCCTTTTATTTCTTTATTATGACTTTTCTTTAAAAATAACTCATCACATTTTCGGTATTCAGATTCTTCTTCTTCTAAAGTGTTTGGATTTATAACTTGTGCTCTTGACCAACCATTTTCTGATTTTAATTGTAACAACAACTCATCACATTGTTCTTCACTTAAAAATGGTATATGAACATACCACTCAAAATTATCGTTTTGTGTCATCTAAAATGGTCTCCAACGAATATTTCTTGAATAACATATCGTTTACCTTTACTGATTGGAACAACATTATGACACAAGAAAGCCGGAAAAAAAGTTATTGAACCTTTTAGTTTGTTCATTGTATACCACTCTTTTGTATCTTTATCTTGGATACCGAATTGAACATCTCCACCCT